ATAAAGACCACTATTGTCTTTTGTATTTGCAGCACGTAATGCAGCTGCACAACTCTCAAAATAAATCTCCTGCCATGTTTGTTTGTGTATTCCTTTAATAGGACGTTTCTGACCTTTATTATCTACACGTTTCCAACGATAACCATATGCTTTGTATCCATGTTTCATTGCGCGTATAATGTTAGTATAACCAGTATTCTTACCCGATACTTCCATTGCCGCATCTTTAATGCTATCCCAGTATCTTTCTTCTCCAGTATCTAAGTTCCAACCCATAATCTTTATTGTTGGTGGTTTATTATGTCCTCTATTCTCTGGATTCTGATAACCAATAAGTTTCTTCTTCTTAGGTTTTGATATAACTGGTTCTTCTATTATCTCTTCTACCTCAGTATCAACATCATAAGCATTTAATTGTTTAATATAATGTTCTTTCTTTGATTTCAGTTCTGATACAGGACAATCACAGACTTCCTTAGGCATAAAGTTATGGTTTTTATGCTTTCTCATCTCCTTATGTAAGAGTAAAGGAGACATTCTCATTGCACTATCAATGTGTTGTTTCCATACTTTGTTCATTGTGAGAGTGGTGCTACCAATGTATGTTGTTCCGTCTATCTTATTGATGAGTTGGTAGATGATGCCCTGAGACATTGATTTTGTATGATAGGATTGTATAATATGTATGTAATGCTGTATATTGTGTTATGTATGTAGTAAAAAAGAGTCTTTGAGAACTTATATAAATAAAGACTTTTTTATTCTTATAAACCTCATAATAATCTCCTATTAACCTCCTAGTAACCTTCCAGTAATCCTCTCATAAACCTCATAATAATCCTCTCATAAACCTCCCAGTCCTTGTGGGCTTAGCACGTTACCACACAAGACCGCAGTTGTCAAGACCACAGGGACGGGAAAAGTCACAGAACCCACACATAAAATCACAGATCTTATAAATAATGCTTATGAATCACCACGAGATATCACCTTGACATCCGTGCGAGATATCAGTATAATAACAGAGTACGAGATTCACCTACGAGATTCACATGTACTACAACGACTACGAGTTTTCATACGAGAACAACAACGAGTTATATGCATACGATCTCGACGAGATGTGTGAGTACGTGATGCGAGATAATACACAATATAACATACAAGACGCATACGAGATTGATGACGAGTATGCACGAGACTCATGTGATTACAACGAGATGGCGTATAGACATTACGCATAATCTATAGTATAATACACACACAACGCACGAGATTCTCATGTATACACAGGCACGCAAACGCATGGTAAGTGTAACACTTGACATTGAGTGTTATGATGACCTAAACCTGGAAGATATCAATTGGAGTGATATCTTAGGTCTCGAAGGTGATGAGAATGTATATGTTACCACAGAAGAGGTAGGAGATATCTTTTAGTGTGACACTTCCCCGACTGTCACACGAGGGCATTAGAAGACCTTATAAGACCCATTGGGAAACCTTATGAGTGTGACAGTCGGGGAAGTGTCACAGAACCCCTTGTAATGGCATTCGTGCTGGTTTATGTTGGTTTCGTGGTCGGGAAAGTAACATTTTTCTAATCACAAGTTCTTTACATTTTTCGTGAAAATGAACTACACTCTTCAACAACTTCAAGATCGTATCACCAAGATGATTGAATTGCAGGGTGAAAATGCACCCTGTGCGGCATGGATTTACACTGCCGAGGATTGTATGATTCGTGATGAAAATGACGAATTGACTTATCCTTGCGACAAACATCCTGAACTTGCTGAACGTATCTTCAATGATGTTGGCAACAATGATTACATCTATCAGGTGATTCAAGAATGTGTTGATGAAATGACTGAAGAGAATCTTATGCTACAACAACAGGAGTTAGTGTAAACAATATGTGCCAATAGTTTTAGTGGCACAGTAAATGAGCACTGGGTCTAAAATCGTGTATTGTATAGAAGTCGTCGAGGGATCCCCCCAATGATTGTTCCATTCTCTGAAGTTTCTGTCGGTTGTTCACTTGTTCTCAACAAAGAAGCAGGTGTGAAAGTATCATCCCGCACCGCAGATATTATCGTCGGTGAAGTTGATGGTAAATCTATTTGGAAGAAAGTGTGGGTGAAACAGAAACAAGATGTGGTGATTGCTGACCCTGGACAGGGTATTGTGCTCACTTGGTAATCACTAACTGTTCCTTTGCTATTTGATTATGTTTGATGAAACTTGGTTTGAAATTGTTGATGCTCCCGGTGAGATCTACGATGTCATTGAATACAAGGAAGAATGGGAGAAAGATGATAAGTTTAACGTAGAAGATTACCTTAAAGGTAACACCGACTATTGATGTCTTTCGTATCATCTTTCTCCCATTCTAAAATGAACACTAATCTGGAAATGTTGACTGCTCGTGAACAACTTATGGAGGACATTGATTGTATCATTGAATCGAACTTTGGTGAGGTTGAATACAAAGATGATGTAATCCGTCAACTTTGTGATGCCGTCTGCCGTAATTTCCCTGCTAACTAACAACAATGCAATTCCAAATTACTGACATTGAGTTTGATTTTTCTGATGACATTGGTGATGGTGATACAATGAATGATTTCCTCACTGATGAATACAAACAAGAAGTATTTGATGATTATGTTGGCACAATTTGGGAAGCAGATGATGAAGATGATCTAATCGAAGAGATCACATGTGCATCAGGTTGGTGCATTAAGTCCATTGATTACCGTCACATTCTTAACTGAAACTATCCTGATTTGTTGGAAGAATGATATAAACCGTTTCGATTCTCAAGTATTTTTACTATTGAGAATCGCAGCCGCCGGTGGACGGTTGAGCAACCTACACACGATTTTGGCACGACCCCCAAAATGCTGTATTGTATAAGGGTCAAAGGAACACATGCAATGGCAACTCCAATTTTTTCACTTTCCCCTGAAATGCAAGCAACTTGGGATGACATTATGTGTCAGATGATGGCATTCGTGAATGATACAAATGCCGATGTAGATATGGCATACGATTGGGTATGTGAGATGCTGGAAATTGATTCCTTTGTTGGTAACGAAGGTGCCTGGAATTCTTTCTATGATGCGTGGGAATCCTGCGACAATCGTAACCAAACCCAATACAACTTTGTCTGATTGATGTACACTGACCCCTGCACAATTGCTCTCTCTTTTATGCGTTACTCTGTCCACTGTCCATCTGCCCCATACGAAAATTCTTCCTTTGTTGATATTGATGATGCATGGGGTTTGTGTTTAGATCTCTCTGAAGAATTTGGTTATGCCGAAGTTCGTCAGGGTGAACATATGCTGGGGAGTTACACAAACGGTCAGTGAGTTTCTAACACTAATCCATTCGTTCCTTAATTAACATCATCATGCCAGAAATTAAGTTCATCATTTCCGGTCGTTTTGAACGTCCTAATGGTCACATTATGCGTGATGAGTTAGGTTACATTGCTGCCACTAAAGAGGATGCAATTGCTAACTGCCAACGCAACAATCCTCACTTTCACATTCACACTGTGAGAGAGGATCATAGTGTGCCTGAGGTTGTGAAATTGCAACCCCTTCGTTAACACTAACCTCTTCGTTCCTTCATTAACATCATCATGCTTGAATTCCTTCTTTCCGTTGCAACTTTGGTCGGTCAAGTTGATATTAATGCAACACAAACTCAATATGAGTTTCTGAATGATAACAACACGATTACGACCGTTATTGTTGATAACTACACTCCGTGAGTTTCTATCACTAACCGTTTCGATTCTCAAGTATTTTTATTATTGAGAATCGCAGCCGCCGGTGGACGGTTGAGCAACCTACACACGATTTTGGCACGACCCCCAAAATCGTGTATTGTATAGGAGTGGAGGGGACAGCACCCTCCCAAGTCCCTTCTCTTCTCTCTCATGCGTAAGATCGAATCTGAAATGATTGCCGCAATCAAAAATGGTATTGATTGGAAATCTGCCAACACTGAGGTAGTTTCTCAGCAAAATGGTGTTTCCTATGTGTATCTTCACGGCAACAAGATTGCTGAGGTTGGTGATGACTTCCTGAAACTTTATGATGGTGGTTATCAATCAACGACCACAAAATCCCGTCTGAATGCACTTCTTTCTGAGTTTGGTTACACTTGCGGAACCAAGCAAGAGTATGTTTTTCAGAAGCAATTTGAGTGGTTCATTCAAATGTTCGACCTGACCGATAAGGCAATGCGGACTATTCCTTTCACCAACGGAATGCGTTTGGCAGGATGACAACTTTGGGGGTTTAATTCCTCCTCAATTGTTTTCACTTTATCAACACAACATTATGAAAAACCTTCACATCGAACATCCCGAAGATACCATCCTCACTGGTGATCTTTCTGTCTTAGATTCTTTCCTCTCCGAGTGTTATCTTTCCGTCAAAATTGATGGTGCTCCGGCAATCGTATGGGGCACTAATCCTGCGACTGGAAACTTCTTCGTAGGCACCAAAA